GGAGGTAAGAAGAGTCTTCTCAGGATCATCGACGAGATGGCTGTCCCTAGTCCCAAGCTCATGCGGACTATCGGGGAAGAGATGGTTCTCGGCTACCAAGGTGGACGCAGACTCCTTCTAGGAGATGTGAGCTTTGGACCCAAGGGTGGGATGACTTTCTCTGGAAGAAATGGTAGATATTCGCGCGGTATCATGCGGCGCGTATCTCCAGATGGCAAACCTTACCCAATCTTGGCAAACGGTAAATATCATGCCCAGTCCACCTTAGATCTGAAGGAACGCAACAGCTCCCGATTCGCCGCAGATCAATATGTACTTCGTGATACAGATGACATGATGCAGAAGTTCACCTATCAGATAAGTGCGACCAAGAGAAACTGTTCCGCAAGAGCTGGGTTCTTCGGGCATCCAGATTTGAATGCGAAAAGTATTCGCCTTGAGAATGGCGGAAACTTTAGGAGTAAAGATCTATCGAATAAGAAAAAGGGCGGGAATACGGTGATGAGGACAATCCACCTCACCCCTAGACCCCACAGAGCGATGCAACCTGAAACCGAAATGGTTATTCGTGGTCTACTGAGGCGTTGGGCCCAAAGATTCGCAGGTAAAAGTTTATGATTAACTCTACTACTGGCGCCACGATGCAGGTCAACGTCGAGATCACGACGGTTGGCGCCGAACATGCACATGCCCTTCTTAAGAAACACATGGCGGATCTTGAGGCTCTCAGACAAACGGAAATGCGTCTGCAGAGTGGTCATCCATTGGCTGTGTGGAGAGCTAACCAGGACGTTGCCGGACAGATACAGGCGGCGGCGGCATCTAAGGCCGCTTTTGAATCGTTTGAAAAACAGAGACGCTCTGTTTTGGGAATAACTGCCGCTCAAAAGGATGCGGCAGAACAAGCTAAACTACTTGCGGCGGTAGATCCTCTTAACCAATGGGATAAAAGTTTTCGCAAAATGGTAACCGTGTTCCAGCGTGTGCGGGACGCTCTTTTATCTTTTATGGTTATCAATATGGTTAGCCAGGGGATTCAAGAGTTTTTTACAAAGCTAGTGCAGGCCAACGCCCAGATTGAAATGCTTGATACCAGACTGGCTAGAATGAATATCTCGGCAGAGGGTATAAAAACCCTAAAAGATTCTATAGTTCAGTTGACTTTACAGACCCCGTTTGTCATTAAAGATTTTACTGATGCGGCTGTTCAGTTAGAAGCTTTTGGCATCTCCGCCGAAAAGAATTTAAAGCCCATATCAGACTGGGCATCGGCTATGGGTAGAGATCTTGCCGATATGACTACGGCATTTTCTAAAATTGCCATAGGCAGTCCTAGAACTACACTTTTATTGACGACCAGGGGCATTCGAAAAGAGGAGTTTGATGCAGAACTTAAGGTTACACATGATCGTGTCTTAGCTCTGTCTAATGTGATAGAGAAAAAGTTCAGTGAAATGGCAAAGGCCACTTCTAATACATTTCTTGGAATGATTGCCAACATCCAAGATGCCTGGTTTCTTTTGGCAAAACAGATTGGTGGCCCACTATTCGAAAAAATGAGAAGTGATGTAGGCCGTCTATTTATTGGTCTCAAAGATGCTTTGGGTGGAGATGTTGCCGGGAAAGGTTCCTTGCCAATAAAAATTCTAGGAGAGACTATTGGATATCTGTACTCCGTTATCAAGATGTCTCTTCCTATGATTACGGCATTCCTTGGAGCTTGGGCCATAAGGGGTACCGCAGTTGGGATAATGTGGCTTGTTGGGCAATTTCAGGGGATGATTAGGAACGTCTCTACACTTGGAGCCGCTTTTACGGAAGCTGGACAGGCCATTCGAGGATTTGGCCTCATGTCTCAAAGTGCGCGCATCTCTTTGCAGAGCCTTTATTTAGCTCTTGCTCCCGTTATAGCTATTGCTTCTGTAGCATTTATGGGTATATATTCATTCTTGGGTGATATGGAGCGGGCCGGAGTAGATTCTGCGGCGGCTATCGCGGCGCTCAACGATGAAATGATTACTACGGATGGAAAAATACAGGCCCTTAAGGTCTCTATTGCTTCCATGGAGAATGCTACTGGCGGATTCTTCTCTAAGTTGTGGGCCGGGATTCTGGACATCGCAAGTGCCCGTGGCAGGGCCATGCATGGTGGGTTGCCCGGTCAACTTGAGATGATGGATATACTTGAGAAAGAACTTGCCAGAGAGAAAGATATTCTTTCTGTTCTTCAGGCTCAAGAGGAAGAGCGTAAGCGTATGCTTAGGCTCACCAGAGAGTCTCTTTCTACCGTAGACGCTCTTGCCATTTCTGAGATGGTAAAGAAAAAGCAGGGCGGGGAAGAAGTTCTTGAGGCGGCAAAGAAACAGGTTGCCGCACAGCTCCTGGATGCCGACAAAGCTTATACGAATGCCACAAAGCTTGCCAATGAGTCGGATGCTAAATTCAAGCAGAGAAAAGAGGGACTGCTTGATGTCCTGCAGACACTCCGACATCTCCAAAAAGTTTTTACAGAAGTTTCCCTTGGTCCAGAAGTGCTTAAAGGCAAGGTTGTAACTGAGACATTGTCTAATATGGACACCATTATTAAGTCGATTTCTCTTGGTAGGGATCAGGCTTTAGGTGCGTGGAAGGAGATCCTTGGGGATCTTCCGGACGAAGAAAAGAACAAGACGAAAGGCAAGGTGGAGAAAGACATATCGGCGTGGTTTACCAAGATAGCCGAGATGGAGGCTCGTTTTGCGTCACTTTCCGAGGGTGAACCCAGGTATGCGGAGCGCATAAAGGGCAATCTGGCGAAGATGATGATAGAGCGCGTGAGAGCTTTAAGCACTATAGGTGGCGCCGTGGGGATTAAGGCTTACATGAACTTCATCACGGCCGCAGTATCTACGTACGAAGAATTGAATAAATGGCTTGAAGCAATTGCCAGAAATGACGAAAAGCTTCAGAATGCCCAACGACATCGTTATGATGCGGAGCGTGAAGCTCAGGAAGCCCTTCTTTCTGCGGAAAAGGCCAGAATAGACTATGAATATGAGCGGTCTGGTAGACTAGAGGATGTTAGAGCTGAAAAGCAAATGCAATTATTCAAAGTGACAGTTCTTATGAAGCAAGCCGAGATGGAGCTTGCTAAGGCAAAGGACAAAGTAGTGAATGGGGCTATAGCTGAAGCCGAAAAAATGGCTGCTGTAGCCGAAGTTCAGAAAAGTTTGAATGGACTTACAAAAGATTACTGGGATATTCTCAAAGAGATATACGCTCTACCTTCGACAGACTTTGTTATGGCTTGGGAAAAAGCCATGAAAAGGTTGCAGGATGACATTAACGCGTTTTATGACACACTTTCAGATTCTCTTGTCTCGGGCCTAAGAGACTTTGCGGTTGGGGTTATCAAGGATTTTGTCCACCTGTTTTCAGCCACGGATGAACGTACAGCAGACTTGCTCGCCGCCCAAGAGGAACTGTCTCAACTTCAGAATGACAGCAAACGGAACTATGTTCAGGTTGAAAAACTGCGCCGGAGTGCGACAGAGACGAATGAAGAGTATCTGAGCCGGATGAAGATGCAGGAACAACTCACCAATGCCAACGTGATGCAGTATGAGGCGCAGACTAAAGAAGCTGAATTGATGACCAAGATCAACCAGCTTGAGGCCGAGCGCAACAATCTCCTATTGGATAGGCTCCGTATCCTTGGCGAAAAGATTTTCGATACCGTATTAACGGGTGCCGTAAACGTCTTAATGCATTCTATTGGAATTGGTGGTGGTGGTGAATCTAATGGTCCATCTCTGCCTGTGCCAGAGCCAGTCCCAGAAAATCCGTTGACGTCTATCAATTTCTATGGTGATGTCTACGGTATGGAAGACTTCTCGCAGAAAGTTGATTTGGCTGTTAGGGAGAATTCCCGCAGGAGGAGTGGATAATGGTTCTTCTGAACTCAAGGATCAGATTCTATGTCTGGTGCGACCTTTCCCAGACTACCGTGGATTACTGTCCAGACATATCTGATCTTCCGGAATACCCAAGAGACTCAGGAATCGACATATTTGCCGATCGCTATAAGAGTGTCTTTGGGAGCAACTACTGGAACTACAGTCGGGGCGTGTCGAGCTACTGGAATATGAGTTGGGAGGATGTGTCGGATAACTGCCAAGCTACGATGGGTATGATTGTCGGGAGTCTATCCCAGAGTTCCCCGCACATAGCTATCTGGCAGGGACCCGGGTTGCATAACATCACCCTTGGCTCCCTATTGTCTTTGACTGGAACCGAGTTGTGCGGAACGTATTTCTGTGAGAATGACCAGTGGGCCCCAAAAGAACGTATATACGGCAACTGGGGATTTGATACCAAATTTAGGAGAGAGGCATGAACAGCATAATCAATTTCAACAACCCCATCAAGTACATGGTGGTTAGTCCAACCGGAGAGATTATCCAGAGGGGTCAGGTACAGAATGCTGTGGGTGCCAGACTGAAAGATCAACTCTCCAGGGCTATGGGATTTTCCTATGGGACTCCTGCCGGGACGGTCCTTCAGATCACCGGGATGGGCTTCAGGACAGACGGGAGCGCGATTCTGGGTTCTTTCGCACAATGGTTCGCCGGGGCCACCTGCGCGGGAACGGTGTACAATACCGCTACCTACTCGAACTCCATTATGCTTGCCGGAACCTATACGGCGACAGCCAACGTGTCGGTGAAGAGTGCGATCTTATACTCCTTGGCGGCGAATCTGACG